GACAGTCATCGATAAGTTGAAGTGTAAGACTTTGGTGGTTGCCCCGCTGAGGGTCTCAGAGCTCGTGTGGGCTGCCGAAGCATCGAAGTGGTACCACACTAGCCACTTGGTCGTTTCGAAGGTTCTGGGGCCCGTCTCGCAACGCTTAGAGGCATTGGAGAGGGAGGCGGACGTGTATATCGTGAACCGCGAGAACTTTCCGTGGTTGGTTGAGCAGTTTGGCAGGTGGTTTCCGTTCGAGTGCGTGATCATTGATGAGAATCGAGGGTTTAAAGACCGTGCCAGTAAGAGCTGGAAGGCATTAAATTCTGTCAGGCAGTACATCAAACACCTGTACATGCTGACCGGTACACCGACACCGAACAGCCTGCTTGAGTTGTGGGCCCAGATCAGTGTGATGGATGGCGGCAAGAGGCTGGAGAAGGGGATCGGCAGGTACCGTGAGAAGTATTTTAATCCTGACAAGCGGAACGGCAGCATCATCTATTCGTGGAAGCTAAAGCCCGGTGCCGATAAGGTGATCTATGAGGCTGTGGCCGACGTGATGCTGTCGATTGACAGCGACATTGAGATGCCTGAGAGGATTGATAACGTGATACCGGTGAGCTTTGACATGGACCGATACCACGAGCTCGAGCATACGCTAGTCAGTGATGCCATTTACGCGGTCAACCCCGCTGTGCTGGCAGGTAAGCTGGCCCAGATGGCCAACGGCGCAGTGTATGACGACACAAGGGGAGTGCATGAGATACACGACTCGAAGCTAAACGCTTTGGAAGAGATCGTCGAACAGGGCGAGCCTGTGCTTTGCTTTACCAGCTACCAGCACGATCAGGCAAGAATCATTAAGCGTTTCCCCGATGCGGTTGTGTTCGACGGTGCGCCAAGCTTTGAGAAGTGGAAGGCCGGGAAGGTGAAGCTGCTTTTGATGCACCCAGCTTCAGGTGGTCACGGTGTTGACGGTCTGCAGCTGGGAGGCAATGTTGCGGTATGGTTCGGCTTGCCGTTTAGCCTTGACCTATACGAGCAGGCAAATGCTAGACTGCATCGCCCGGGCCAGAAGAACACAGTGACAGTGCATCACATCGTCGCCGTCAACACGATAGATCAGAGAATCATCAAGGTGTTGGAAACCAAGGGCGATATGCAGCAGGCTTTACTTGACGCGGTTAATGAGTTGAAAGGGAAGGCATGACATCAAGAGAGCGTATATCAAGAGCGCAAACATCCAGCCATCTACAGGAAGCCGATGAGAATGAGGTCGGTGATATCGATATCATCAGGGCATGCGGGATGGTGGGCGCCGGGATGCCACTGGGTGCTTCACTGTGGCGATTAAAGTTTAGCGGCGACACGAGGGAACTTGCGTCAGTGCTGGACGGGCTTTTGACTTTGACTGCGATGCGTTTTGCGGGGATTGATACGCTAAAGACTGTGCAGATGGTCGTCAAGCATTGGCTCGATGACGTGTGCAAGCCTTGCCACGGGAGGGGGTATGAGATCGTACCGGGGACGCCGATACTGAGCGAGGTCGAGTGCGGGGTATGTAAAGGACAGGGCCGCGTCAAGCTGGTTGAACCAGATGAGGCGACCCTTTGGTTGATTGAATCAATCTCTCGAATGGAAAGAGAAGTTGCTGCGGCGATTATGAAGAAGTTAAATGCTGAACTGGATTTCTAATTACTTGATGACAACAAGGACAGATGTCCTTGTCAACGCGCCTTGCTATTGCGCGGTGCACTGCTGACGGGTTGATGTCGAGCTGCTTAGCGGCAGCGTAGACTGATAACTTGTCTTCCGTGACTAGGTCAACTGCCTGCATGGTTTTTGACTTAGTTGGAAGGAAGGGGTCGTCCCCGCGACTAGACCAAACGCCGATTAAGTTAGCCGGCCAACGGTCCGGGCGTTCAGTGAATGCGGACGCCGACGGCTTGCCTGCATTGTCCCAAGCTGCCAGATACTTTATGTCGCCCCTCAAGGCCATCGAACGAAGCTTGTCCTTGACTACCTCGGACCAGCCAATCGTGTCGATAAAATCGTTGAAAGATAGTTGAATCATTTAGGCCACCCGTAGTCGTTAAAAATTGAAGACTCAGGGTCTTCGTAGTCCATCATTATTTCATCATCTTTACGCACATACCGAACATTGTAGTAGTGTTCTAAGTGACCATGAATACGCTGATACTTAACAAAGCCAACTTTAAAAGCAGCATTGTCAGGCCAACTAAAAGCAAACACGCCGTCCGTAGCTATGCGCCTAAGAACGTCTTGAACTGACATTTTGTCATCAAATAAACAACTGTAAATTGTTTTCATCGCGCCCTCCCGGACAGGTCAACCAGCCAAGACGCCGGCAGTGGCACAGACGCCCGGAGCACCCCCGGGCGATTGCCCTTGTGCGGCGATACAAGGGTCATCGTGATACCGAACAACTCAAAGTTGCTTTTGTAATAAGCACCCGTGTTTATTGAGTAGGGCACGGCAATCTTAAAGTCGGTGCCTTCAATTTGATACAGTAAACGGCGGTCAGCTAATTTCATCACGGTCTCCAAATAAAGATGTCAAGTGCGCAGACGATCAAGGCGATCAAGGCTGCTACGTAAATCCAAAAGTCGCGTGGGTCCATGTCAGCCCCCGTCAATCGTGTCGGCCCACATGTTGCCGAACCTGTCTGCGACGTATTCGTAGCTGCCTTTCGTGCCGGGCTTGACGTCGGTCCTGCTAGGTATCGTGTTGCCCCAGTAGTCTTTCTTTGACTCAAAACCGAGCATGCAGTAGCCGTTCTCAATGGCGGCCATCAGCTCACGGCCGTAGGCGCCTTGCAGTTTCCATGCCGTGCCGCCGTTGATGGCGGACTGCAGCACGCTGTAGTACTCGAACGGGTCGAGCGGGGTTTCGCCTTCAAGGGCGTCCATCAATTCAAAGTCAATCATGTCAATCTCCTAGTAAACAAAAGGTTGTGCGGTGTCATCGAGGTACTGCAACCAGCGGAGCACATCCCCGGTCGCTATCCAGTCTCCCCGGGACCCGTCCGCCTGCGGACCAAACTTCGAGGTCTGCAAGTGTTCGCGGAATTCTTGAACCCGTTCAGCACGGGTGATGATCACGTCGTTTAGTTCTACCTTGTCAGCTTCAAGCTGCTTGATGTAGTTCATGACTTCCTCGCTGAGACACGGACGGTGAAGTAAGGATCGCCAACGGTCGTGTTGGCGGTGACAAGCTGGCGAGACGGGCTAAACTTCTCAGCAATCTTTTTCCAATCGACGCTGGTCTTGCCGTCGCATTCTGATATCGCTGCCCGGTTGAGCGTGCCATCAATCGACGCGAAGCCGCTGTCGATCAGGTCCTGCTTGAGTTGCGTCTCGGTTAATTTCAGATCAGCTATTTGCGCTTTGATCAGGGCGAGCTTATCGACGATTCCGCCAAGCATTGCAAGATTCGATTCGTTCATAGTAGTGACTCCTAAAAATTACCGGCGACCGGCCGGTGCGGTAATGCAACTGCACTGCATAGGGCACCCGGGGGATGCCCTACACGCTACAGTCAGGCAGCAAGCAGATTTGCTAATGCTTTCTGCTTCAGATCAGCGCCGGCGCCCCATTGAGCCGAGACGAAGCGGTTCTGATCGTTACGAGCACGGACGTGGTGATCGGCGTACTCAGTAACTGCATTGAGCAAACCCCACGCCGTACCAAACACGCCGTCGTTCATTGCACCCATGCCAGAACCGTTGAACAGGTCCAGAATCTTGGTGAACCCGGCAGTCTCGCGAACCTTTGCAGCACCACCGAGCAGGCCAGCAACGAAGTCGCCGGCTTCCTCTTCGTGAATGCTGATATTGGCCAGACGCGTGACGTTGTGACGGAAGGCTTCCCACGCTGCTTCGTTCAAACCCATGAAGTCTTTGACTTGCGAAGGATTGAACACAGAACGGTGAGACACTTTGACCGACGCTTTTGATTCGCCCAAAGCCATAGCCAGCGTGTTCTTGCAAACGGTGCGAACCGTAGTGCGACGAACCTCAGTAGCCAAGCTGCCGTCTGCGCTGGTGCTGATCAGCAAGTAGCCGCCAATCGTGTCAGCCAGAGAAGTCGGTGAAGCTTCGCCGATCTTCGCAGTGGCCCAGAAACGCTTGCCACCGTAGATCGTGCCGGCTGCCGACAACTCCAAACCGCCAGCCTTTGCGATGTCTCGGAAGAACTCGAGCACCTCGCCCGGCTGGACAACTTGATACCGCTTGGAAACAACACCCAGCGGGTCAAGGTTGTCTGAGCGAAACAGAACGTGCTGGTCAGGCAGCTTGACTAAGCTATCTGCGTTGATGTCACGGCTGACTGCGTACCGAATCTCGGAACGCTGAATGCGCCAGTCCATCCCAGCATCAACACGCCATTGGTCAATGGTTGCATCGGCGCCCATCGGTTTGCCAAGGCCGTGCCAAGGGGTGCCGTCTGAAGCTAAGTAAGCAAATTCGACGCGACCGTCGGCGTGAGTAGTAATTTCGTGTGACATAGCCATCTCCTAAAGAGTTTCTGCGAGCCGCGCAGCACGGGGTTTCCCAGACCGCCCGGGGACGGTTTCGACCGGTACCACCCGGTCTCATCAGTAAGAATATGCATAAATCATGGTGTAAGCACGGGCAAGCGACTCGGCGCTGGCTTCGGTCGAGCACTTCTCAAGTAACCGGCCTGACGCGCCACCGAGCTCGTTTGCAACCCATTCGGTAACGCCCCAGAAGGGCCGGCGATCTTCGTCGTCGTAGTAGTCAACTGTGTATTTCATGCTTCTATCCTTTCGTTTTTAAACTCCATTTCGCCGGCTGCAATTTTGAATTGCAAGTATTTAGCGCGATTAAGTGTCTGCCTTGCTTCCTCAATGTTGCCGTACGCCATCAGTTCTTGTGCATCAGACATCAGGCCAGCCACGATCATAAAACCGCCCGTAAATCTGTACGTCATGTTTGCCTTGGCGTTTTCGAAATAAACCTTCATGTCGTCTACGCCGTACATTGTTAAGTCGTTGCTCATAATGTTTTCTCCTGAAGTGCAAGCATTTGTCGGCAGCCTGCTGCGCCGCCAAAGAACAGCACGCTGCCCTTTGGTTTCCTTCGCACTCGCTAGTCTTGGGGACTAGGTCTTAGCGGTCTGCCGGTTGGTCCCTTGCGCTCACCACGCTTAGATCAGAACTCCGGTGGTTTCCTTTTTGTATCCCGCTGAATCCTTCGCGGTACTGCTTGTCCAACAACTCAACTATAGATGACAAGCACTGTCAATGTCACTTTGTATGTTTAAAAGGGGGCCTTTGTATTTTTAAAAGACCCGCATGTTTCCTAGCTTTAACTTTCAATGTGTTGTATAAATACAACACTATTTGCTTGAAAATTGACGCTTGACGTGCCTAATTGGAAATCATATAATTTTTGGGCACCCCCGCGTCCGCGAAAAACGTGCAAAAAAGCCGCGCATTGACGTGGCTTTTTGTCTATCTGGAGCCCATAAATGGCGAAAACAATCACGATTACGATGGAAGACAGTGGCAAGATCACTGTCGATTCCGACGAGATGGAGCAGCCATACGTCTGCGAAAGCGTGGCAGAGTGCCGCGATTACGTTGACAACATGCTGGCCGAGGAAGAGGGCGAGAGCCCAGAAGAACAAGCTACTGAGAAGCCAGAGGCTTACAAGGCGGCTTGGGATGAAGAGGCGGCCAGCCGGCCGAAGCAGTCGAACATGATGGCCTGATCGGAGTACTACCATGCAAGAATATTCAAACCCACAATCCCGTAATCTAATCCGCGCAGCAGGAGGAATGATGAAAAACGCAGCAGCAATGCCGGGCTCTACGCCCGGAGCACCAGTCGGTAGCAACCAGCAGCAAGGCAAAGGCGAAATCCCGGGCAAAGTGTCCGTACCAATGCCCGGCACCAATGAAACTCAGCCTGAGTACAAGGGCGGCATGAAGAGCGGTAACGTGCCCGGCTTCTCCGGCGGCATCATTAACGGCAAGATTTAATCATGCACAAGCCCGGCCTGTACGCGAACATTCAAGCCAAACGCGAACGTATCGCTGCCGGTTCGGGCGAACGCATGCGCAAGGCTGGGAGCAAAGGCGCACCGAGCAAGGCCGACTTTGAGGAGTCAGCAAAGACGGCCAAGACCGGGATCATCCGCAAAGCGATGGGGTCGAAATGAAGTAAGTAAGGCCATGAAAGGACGCTAATGCCAAGCAAGACAGCCAAGCAGGCTCGCATGATGGCGGCTGCAGCACACAACCCGGCTTTCGCAAAGAAGGTCGGGGTTCCCGTGTCTGTGGCAAAGGATTACAACGCGGCCGATACTGGCGGCGGATTGTTGAGAGGGGCAATGAGCGATGGCAAAAGTAAAAACAAGGCCAAAAAGGCTAGCTGAATTAAACGGAGCGCCGCCACGTCTGGCGTCGCCTGAAGACCTTGAGGACGCAGGTCCCAAGACGGGACGAGCGCATGCTATGCGTAAAAGCTCAGGGATCAAGCACCCGCTCAGAATCAATCTGACTGCGGTCTCTGAGGCATTGATAGAAGAGGGACTCGATCCAGCGATTGAGTTTGCACGCATTCTCAAAGGCCGGCCAATCATCAATGAGGACGGTAGAGCCCTCATCGACCCGCATACTGGCCAGCCAGCGCGGCGCTATGAACTTGATGCCGACGTTCGGGTGCGGATGTTGTCGGAGATACTGAGCTACACGCAGCCGAAGCTGAAAGCCATTGAGGTCAAGATGTCTGGCAGCCTTGAGCTATCAAGCGAACAGCTTGACCAGAGGCTGGCCATGTTGCTGGCTCGGGCGGCCAAATGAATCTGGCCAATCTCGATACGTCACTGCTAACCGCTGAGGAAAAGCGAGAGCTGTACGAGTTGCTGCGTTTGAAGGATATCCGGGCCAAGCGTAATAAGCTGGCCGCCTACCATGCTTATGCGAAGCAGGTAGAGTTTCATAACGCTGGCGCCGATTACCGTGAGCGGCTATTCATGGCAGGCAATCAGCTTGGCAAGACATGGGCCGGTGCGTATGAGGTCGCTATGCACCTGACCGGTCGTTACCCTGATTGGTGGAAGGGTAAGCGGTTCCCTTACGCTATCAGGTCAATGGTCGGATCAGAGTCAGCGGAGCTAACGCGCAAAGGCGTGCAGCGTCTTTTGCTTGGTCCGCCAGAGATGCGGGAAGAGTGGGGCACTGGCGCTATACCCTACGACTGTGTCAAAGACACGTCGATGAAGCAGGGTGTGCCTGACGCCGTATCAAGCATTGTGGTTCGCCACATTTGTGGTGAGGACTCTGTGGTGCAGTTCTTGTCATACGATCAGGGCCGCACGAAGTGGCAGGCCGACACGGTTGACCTCGTATGGTTTGACGAAGAGCCACCGCTCCCAATTTATTCTGAGGGCCTGACACGGACTAACGCAACAGCCGGTCAGGTCTTTGTGACGTTTACGCCACTGCTTGGCATGTCAGAGGTGGTGAAGCGGTACCTGCTTGAGAAGCCGGCCGCAAGCCACGTCACGACGATGACGATTGAGGACGCCGAGCACTACACGCCGGAGCAGCGGGCTGCAATCATTGCAGGTTATCCAGAGCACGAGCGCGAAGCACGGGCCAAGGGTATTCCGATTCTGGGATCAGGACGCGTGTTCCCGATTGTTGAAGAGGGTATCAAGGTCACAGCGTTTCCGATCCCGCCGCATTGGCCACGAGTTGTCGGCCTTGACTTCGGTATCGACCACCCGACCGCTGCGGTCTGGATGGCGTGGGACCGTGACAATGATGTGCTCTACGTGACCGACTGCTACCGGGTCAAGGACCAGTCAATCATCATGCACGCTGCAAGCATTCGGGCTCGAGGCGAATGGGTGCCTATCGCTTGGCCGCATGATGGCCTGCAACGTGACAAGGGCAGCGGCGAACAGCTGGCCAAGCAATACCGCGATCAGGGTCTTGTCCTGATGAAAGATCGGGCGATGTTCGAGGATGGCAGCAACGGCGTCGAGGCTGGCTTAGCCGAGATGCTGGCACGCATGCAGACCCAGCGGTTGAAGGTGTTTGCCCATCTACAAGATTGGCTTGAGGAGTTCCGCCTGTATCACCGCAAGGATGGACTGGTCGTCAAGATGACGGATGACCTGATGTCAGCGACTAGGTACGGCATGATGATGCGCCGATTCGCAAAGACACAGGAAGAGGCTGAGGCTAGAATACGCACGAACCGAATCGCCCCAGTGG